CGGACTCACAAAGGTTACGGTTTCCTGGGAGTGTCGATTGTCACCCTTCTTCGAGCGCGAGCCCCCCGAGGTGGCCTGCCTGATGAGGTCCAACGTCGATTCGGGGTTCGATATGTCGTCCACCCAAACGGGCCCATTCTTGTGTGAAGACACTCGATCTCGTAGCACCGCCATGGTGTATTCACCGTGCCCCTCGGTATTGCCGCTCATCTGCATCATTAAAGAGAAGAAGCCGGTCGTCTTGCCTGATTCGCTCGGCGCTTCCAACGCCATGAAGGGAAATAGCGCTGTCTGTCCGATGATCTGCTCTTTGAGAAAGCATGCCGCCCACCACGCGCCGTAGACCGCGCATACTGTCTCGTCGTGGAAGGTCAATACTTCGCGCAGTACGGCCTGCGCTCCCTCGCGAGTGCCAACAAAGCCGTAGTGGTACGGGGCCCACTCCTGCAAGATCGGAGCGGGACGCGTATCTCCGAATGCCGCAGCCTCGATCACGCCTGCGCGGATAATGCCCTCGTGACAAATGAAACCTCCCGCTTCGTCATTCCAACCTAATGCATCGACGGATTGGTAGACCGGTGCATCCTGCGACTTGACGTACCTCAGTAGTCGAGCCGACACTGCGATGCGCGGGTGGTTATCCCCCACTGGGGCGACGATGCTGCATTGGCGCTCAGCCAGCCAGATGATGAGTTCACGCGTCGAACCAATAGTCGCGCCGTTGATCTTGCACTCGATCACCTTGCGCGTGGTATGGAGTTTCACTAGGTAGTCAGTCTTCTCACCCGATTCGATCACGCCCAACACCTCGATATCGAAATCGGACCACGGCAGTAACACCTCCTGCTTCTTGTCGTTTCGCTCGACGAGCGCTGTGCACAGGATGGCGATACCGCCCGAGATCAGGAATCCGTTCGATTCGTTCGGCTCCCCCGCTTGGATACCCTGCTCCCTCAACTGCTCGATGGTGGTGTGGCCCTTGGACTGCTCCATCTCCCACGCGCTGGTGGCTGTTTTGATGACCTCGGCATCATCCAGTGGCGTATCGAGCGACTTATTGGCCTGTTTCACCAGGGCGTGGTAGGCGTCCACGAAGGGCACCATCCGCGCTAGGTGACCACAGACTCTGATCAGCCATTCATTTCGCCCGCCCTCGGTCGGCGGGTTGTTCAGGAGTTGGTCGAGCATACTGCGGACCTGGGGGGCCTCTTCTCCTGGTCCGTCGTCCGGGCCTCCGTTGCCTTCCGTTGTCATCTCGCCCTTTAGGCGGGCTTTCGCCCCTACCCCCCGGTCTTTGAGCCAAGAAGGGCACGGGAGGATTTCTTCGATGTCCACCTCCCAGGAGTAGAAACCGCCGTCCGGGTGCGGGCTGGGTGGCGTCATCACCCCACCACCCTCGGCCTTGAAATCGAGTGAGACTACGCCCTCGTGCAGCGCCCACGACTCGATCTCCTCGCCCGCCTCTAGGCGAAACCAGTAGTGGTGTCCCTTGGACGTCTTGACACGAGCAGTGGCTCGCATCTCGGCCCCGATGTAGCGCTCACAGAAGGCTTCGGCCTCGGGGGAGTCGCAGTCGAGTACCGCCAGTTCCGATATCTTGCCGGTCACGGTCCATACGCCTACGTAGCGCGAACCAGTGGACCACCACGACTCGACCATCGCGTCTGATCGCTTAGTCTGGTACTGCTTCCACGACTCGATGCCGGGGGATTTCTTGCCTCGGCGGGTAGGTAAAACGTTGTAGCCTAGCGACGAAAGCCGCTTGGATTCTTCGAGCACTGAGCCCATTGGACGCCCCTTGTCTTGTCCACTGCGATTGATCTAAAAGACGCTTAGGCCCCGGTCCTGTGTCGACCGGGGCCCAGCGGTGATTCTACACGATGACGCTTACTCCTCGTCGTCGTCCTCGTCTGCATCCTCGTCGTAGGGCAGGACCTCAGACACGGTGTTCGCCGTTTCGCCAGCGCGTTCGCCTTCCTTGATCACGCGATTGCCGATGCGCAACGTGACCCACTGGCCACAGAGTTCATCGGTATCGGTGCCAGCAGGAACGCTAAACGCGTCGAAGACCTTCTTCAGGAACGGTCGCGACTTCTCAGACAGCGACGTGTTGTTCCAGAATCGACGGCCTTCATACTCGTAGCCCTCCGGGATTTCGAACATCCAGACCCAGTAGGGTCCGTTCGTTCCGTCCTTGAGTTCGACTTCCTTCAGCACTGCCGCGTACAACCCCGGAGGAATCGGGGCGAACGAGCCAGCGGCTTCGGTGGAGTCAACTTCCTTGGCTACTTTTGCAGGTAGTTTTGGCATTGGTGGTTCTCTTTCTCTATTGGTGGTTGGTGTATACTGCTATTACTGATGCTGGGCTAGCCTAGCAGGGCATTCCTAGGTGTCGCTAGCCCAGCGTCAGACCTTACGCCCGGATGGGCTCGAATTCGTGTTCTTGATCTTGGTGATGACCGATTCGCAACGCACATCGGGCACACAAGTCATCAGCACTGAATTTTAATTGTCCTGGTACTGGCGGGTGCTTGGCCACCACGTCGTGGTGCTCGATCTCGCCGTCGTGTGCTTCGATGGTGTTGTCGCTAATGGGTTCCTCCGCGAGATACGCGTCAAAAGTGCGTGCGCGTTCGAGAATTATCTCGTCAGTGACTCGACCACCGATGCTGATGGCTAATTGTAGCGCCGCGATTCGTGTAGCCTCGCTCACTTGCCCGCCTTCTTCGGGGGTCGAGCCTTCTTGACTGGCGTGGTCGCCTTCTTCGCCGCCTTCTTCACGGGACGCAATCCGTCCACGTATGGGGAGTTATCATCAGGCTCGTCGTCGCTCTTACCCGCGTCATCAATCGGTTGTGACTTCGTGGCCTTTTTGATCTCGCGCCCCGCCATCTCCTCGTCCGAGTCGAGATCGAGTTCGCCGGTTAGGTAGCCGATGATGCGGTCCGCTGAAGGATTGATCAACTCCGTAGGCAGCATGTGGAATCGGTCACCACCCAGGTACTTGCCCACGTTGCGGAACGTCGCCCAGTATTCAGGTTCCGCGCCGCGCTCCTTGGCTGGCACCGTGTAACAGTGGCCGATCACGTCCACGTAGCCCAGTAGGTCCGAGGCCAACTTGTCGGTGAGATCAGGGCCGTACTTGACAGTGCCGGTGTCCTCATCCTGCGTGCGCTTTTCCAGAGCGACAAATATCGTGTGGCACGCGAGGTCGCGGAATTGGCGCGTTAAGTGGCGCATTTCCTGGGTGTTGATACCATAGTCACCGATCTCGGTGGCGAAGCGCTCGCGCTCCTTGCCTGCCGCCAACGCCTTAGCCGATGTTCGCGCCACCGTCTGCTCTAGCAGTTTCTTGTGACTCTCACTCACGCTGTCCCACACGAGAGCGAAGGGCACGTCATCCTTTAGGTCCCAAAACAGCGTATCGAGGGCCAACATCTCTATCTCGTCGAATGGGACGATGTTCGTGACTGGGATTCCGTGCGCCATCAGCGGGTCCTTTTTGAGTCCCGCTTCCGCATCCACGTAGATCACGGGTCCGCCCAGTCGTGCAATCGCCGCCGCAGCGGTGGTCTTGCCCGACTTGGGCTCGCCGTATAGCAGGATGTTCGCAAAGAACGCCTGCTCGGCTAGTGTTTCTCTCTTTATTGCCATTGGTTTCTCTTTTCTGTTTGGTGTTACTTGAACTGGATAATCATCAAATAAGGAACTATAACCGCCGCTGGGGTCCTCGTCGTCGTAACGCCCCATCAGCGCTTCCTCAGTTTGGCCGGTGGTCGCGCCTTCTTGGTGGACTTGACTTTCTTGGGTGGCTCCCACGACTGCACCTGGTCCACCACTAGTTGCTCCACTCTGGCGCGGAATTCGTCTTTGGTGATGAACTCGACATTCTGCGCCAGCGCCGGTTGCGTTATGAACTGGGTGCCCTCGTACTCCCACACGATAGCGGTGTCGAGGTTCATGAGCGACTGCCACGAGCACTCGAAGGGCACACCATCCCAAAAGGCGTTGATGATCTCGTCGCGCTCGGGCTCGGGGCCTTCACTGTTGATACGTCCACATACGCCGCACCACGTGCAGACCCAATCAGGGTCGCCGGGGTCACCGTCGAAGACGGGGCCGACCTTGATCAGGCCGGTGCCACCGTCGCCGCAGTCGTCATGACGTACGCGTGACAGGTCCACTAGAGGAGCCCCGGTCGCGTCTGTAGGCACACTAGCCCGAGATCACGCCACATCGCCACCACCTGGTCGCGGTCGTCGAGTACGAGTTCGATGTCGTTAGCGTAGGGTTTGATCTCGATCTCGTAAATCTCGCGTTTTACCACCGTATCTTCGCGATTGTCCCCCTCTTTGCGCATGTAAAGAGCGTTCATCAACGTAAACCACGGGAACTGCTTACCCAGCCACTGGCGCGTGGTTACGTAGCAGGTTTCCTCACGCCCTGATACAAAGATGATCTTGTGATGAGCGTGTAGTATTGTGACTAGTCGCACGATGGGCATGATCGGTGTGTCGGTGTGCACCTTGTCCCACTCAAAATGGCCGCGCTCGTCGCCGTGATCGGCTATCGTGCCGTCAATGTCGCAGATGATGGCCATTAGTGGCGCTCCTTGTTGATGCTGAAACCACCCAACGTTAGAGAGTGCTGCAGGTAGCCCTGCGGGTCGCGGTCCTTGCGGGCCCCGAGGCATGATTCCGTGAAGTCGCACTTCCATCGGCACGAGTCGCTATTGGGGGCCCGCTCAGCCTCCCCAGGCTTGATGGCGTAAGCCCGTCGCGCCGTGCGGTACGCCTCGACGGCGATGGTCTGCAACTCCTCGTCCGTGCGATAAAGCATGGTACGTAGGAATCGCTCCGACATCTCCATTGGTCCTTTGTTGCGCTGGGTACGGCAGGCGTTGTGAATCGCGCCCATGACCTTCATGCCCAACTGCTGCACGCCCCAGGTGTAGAGCCCGAACTGGTCATCGAGTTCGAGCATGCGGTCCGTGGGTAGGTTCTTGCACGACTTGTGATCAACTATCCACAGCGAGCCGGTGCGCCGATCTCGTACGATGAGGTCGATCTTCACCTTCATCTTGAAGTTGGACCTGCCGCCACGCTCGGTGGGTAGCCAGAACTCGTTAGCGTACTCAACCGCTATGATCTCCCAGTTGTCGTCGTTACCAAACCTCTCGACGTAACCGACGTACATCCACGCTACGAGTTCCTGCTCGTCTGCGTCGCCTGGTCCTTCAAGTAGGGATGTGATGTTGCGGGAACACCTCTCCAACTCCGCTAAATCCTTCTGGCGCCGGGCCTTCAGGTAACCGTAGTGGTTCTCCATGACAGCATGAAACAGGGTGCCACGCGAGAGTGGCGTACCGGGCGAAGGGGTTTTGGACCAGCGCTGCTTGTAGGCCAGTTCGTGTTTGAACGGGCACTGTCTGAAGCAGTCGATCTCGGAGAATGAAACAACGCGGGTGATCGGCATTTAAGGCTCTCTTTCGGTGGTTGGTGGTAGTGCTACTAGGGACCCAGATTACACCGTTGTTTGCCTATTGGTCAAGCACTGCCTCGATGACGTCCGCGATCTGCGCTAACGTCGGCGTCCCACCATTCTCGTCCGTGACGAGAGTTAACGCACGCCACAGAGCCCGCACACGAGCACGCCAGCGGATGCGCGTAAAGTACGCACCCGCTGACGCCCCGCCCGTGACCGAGAGCACGATGGCTAAAATCACAATTCGTTGACCTCATACTGCGCTATCGCGCCACCCACCCGGCGCAACATCTCAATCTTGGGCTGCTCCGTGAGGAAGGCCAACTGGGTCAACATGTAGTCCGCTAGGACAATCATCGAACGCAGGGTGTCGCTGTCTGCATCTTCGAACAATTCGTCCAGTACGGGCATGTTGTTCGAGTGCAGCGCCGTAAGCATGGCAATGCACGCCTTGGTCGATTCAACCACCTCACGTTCCGTGTTCATGGCTTACTCCCAAAGGCGGGGGGCGGTAACTGCGGGTTGAAGGGGAAGTCCGCTTCGGAGATCAGGAACGGGTCCTCGTGGCGCTCGCACGTAGGCGAGTGCTCGTAGGCTTGGTGCTCCTCATTCCACTGCGGGTCGCAGCATTCGCTATCGGTGCTCACTATTGCCGCCTTTCTTGTAACGGGCATGCCGCCAGTGCGCGCCCTGAACGTCGCCCTTGCAGATTCGAATGGGTATCCCACAAGTGAAGCACGCGGCTCGACCATTACTGATCGAGCCGCGCCTGGGTACTGGTTCGTGTGGGACATCTACCATGGCCGCTTACCCGTGCCTTCACAATCAACGCAACCCAGCCATTCGGTCGAGTAGTCGTGATCTTCAGGGACCACGCCCGAACCGTGGCAGTATTGGCAGGGGGTTGACCCGTGGGACTCGATTACGGCCACCCACAGCACCGCAATCGCGCCCATGACCACGAGGGACCAGCCGCCGATCTCGAGTATGTGGCGCACGATAAACCAGGCTTCGATCATCCCACCATCTCCTCTACTTGGCCCTCACCCTTGCCATCTACTACGTGCTCGATGACGACCTCATTCGCGGGCCAGGTCTTTAACTCCTTGACTGTCGCGGCTAAGATCGCCTCGTAGTTGTCGCGTGTGACCGTGATGCGGTTGCCGGGTTGCGTGCCATTACGCCCCGCCAGTCGCACCTTGTCCGCCGCGTCCTTCATGCCCTTGATCAGGGCAATCTTGTCCTCGGCCTGCGCTGCCTTCTCGATGACCTGCTTCTCCTTGTGCTCGCTGGGCACGCGTACCGCGACGTTGCGGGACTTCTCCAGGAACTTGGTCCAGCCTCGACGCCCCAACTCGGCCTCAGCATCCTTAACCGAGAGCGGGTAACCGCCCTCGCGCAGGAGTGCCGCCTTGATGAGCCCCGACTTGCGCCGCGCATCGTGCCCGATGCAGAACTCACCACCCTTGGTGGAGTCGCCGCATTCACACTGGCACATCTGTGGCGCGTTGGCCTTCTCGCGCTTGGCCTTCGATGTGGGACCGGCCTTGGCCGCTCGCGCTTTCGCGCTCGCGGCTGCGGCCTTACGTACCGAATCGGTCTGTGCTTGGGTACGTGCCATTAGATCGACGCCTCCTCGCCTAACTGTACCTCCAGTAATTCGGGGTGCTTGTCTCGAAGGTGGAAGTAGCCGTCAACGCGAGGGCTGATCACGCAATCCCGGTCAGTCCACGACTCCCGGCAGATCGCGCACGTTACCTTGTATTGTGCCATTAGATCGACACCCCCTTGTCGATGTGATCGCCGCATATGTAGCAGTTCGCGCTACAGACGAGTCGCACCGGGATGCACTCGCCAATGGGCCGATCAAACTCGTCGCGGTTGTTGTCGTACGCGCACTCGTCGCAGACGATGCGTGCCGCCCAGCGGTCAACGCCGCTGTACTTCCACCGGAAGATGAACGCGTCGGCCTCATCGGCGTACGCGATCGGCATTTGCACGAACACCAAACTCTTGTTCGTGTGCCAATCCTTGACTTGCGGCCACGCGAGTTCAAAATTCGCGGGGTCGGCAGTTAACCAATCCACTATGTTCGATGATGCCATTGTCCACTACCTTTCAATCGGGGGAAGCCAATCCTCCCCACGCCTCCAAGTTTACCACACCATTTGACCTCAAGGCAAGTATTGCCTTTGGGATACGCAACGACCCCGGCGCAAGGCCGGGGTCGTCAACGCTCGCTGTGGACAAGGCGAATTATGCGGCCAGTTTGACCTCCGAAGGCTTGAATACCTTGGTCGTGGTGGCCCCGCTCTTGGTCTGGAAGACGACCTCGACGCCCTCGGCGCTTACCTTGGTAACGCGCCCGCGCAGTGGCGAATTGCGATACTTGAATTCGACGGTCGCACCCTCGAAGGGCTTGCCACTGATCGCGGCTGCGACCTTGGTTGCCTTTGCGGCCTTGCTGGTCTTCGCGGCCTTGGCTCGCGACGCCCGCACGGGTGCCGCAGTCAGGTAGTGCTCCCAGCCGAACTGCTTGGCCAGCGCCTGCGGAGTGACGGTCTTGCCGTTGACGATGATCTTCACACCAGCGCGAAATGCGCGGATGATCTGACCCTTGGCCTTGGCGTCGTGTCCCTGCTTGAACACGTTGTTGCAGACTTCCTTGCAAGGCGTGTACGTCCAAACCTTGTTATCGGTCTGCTTCACGGGAACGATGCACTGGCACAGGTTGATGTCAGGCTTGCGCTTGCTCTTGCTGTCCAACTTGATCGTTTCCGTTCCGTCGTGGTTATTCTTGGTGCTCATCTTCAATGCTCCTTGTTTGGTGGTTTAGGTTGGTGCTACTTGTGAAGACATCTTAGCACAAACCGTGTCCGCGTGTCAAGTCGACTCGGGAACCCCGCCAATGACCGACCGAAACTGCCGAGCCGTGAGCGCCGCGAGTTGGTGGGACGCTTTTCCCTTTACTGTCTCCCTCATGCCGGTGTCTGCGCTGCCCCTGGTCCAAAGGTGAAAGACGTGAACGTGGGAGGTCTTGCCCATTACCATCGCTCGCTTAATCGCCTGGTCGTTAATCCACGGAGTCCACGAATGCTCCACGAATATCTCAGTCGATGCGCCCGATAACGTGTGCCCTACGGCGGTGGTCGATAGCGAGCCCACCAGCACGTCGAGTTCGCCCAACTGGAACGCCGCACGTATCGCGGGTCGATCTCGTTTGGGTACGCCACCGTGTATCACGCCTACGCGCAGCCCGAGCGAGCGAGCCAATTCGGCGCACGCTAATGTCGTTGATCGGAAGTGACAAAATACCAAGGTTCGTGATCTCGGCGCGTCGAGTAGCAATCGCGCCAAGGTATCGAGTTTGCCAGAGCCCTTGGCCTGCAGATCGAGCGATTCGAGGCCGGTACTGGCCTTCCATAACAGCGTGTGTAGGCCACCGCTCGACCAGGCACTCACTTCCTCGTTCTGTTCGCTCCACGCGATGTAATCTCTTTTGAGTGCCTTGTAGAGTTTGCGTTGAGCGGGCACCATATCGACCTCGATAGTCTCCTCCGTGAAGGGTACCCCGAGTTCGACGTCGCGTTGGAGCATGCGACCTTCGGGCCCGTCGAGTCCGTTCGCCAGCCAGAACTCCCCCCACGTCACACCTTTGCGTGGGCCCGGTGCCTCGGGGTCAGGCGGTACGACCTTAATGCCGCCCCACGGGGGTTGCCACGTGTCGAACCATCGATCTTCCCACCGGCGTCTATTCGTGAATCTTCGATCTCCGGGGTATAGCAGTCGCAGGGGCATGAGCAACTGCGTGGCCCAGTTCGGTATCGGCGTACCGGTAGCGAGGAAGAGCCGATCACTACGCAAATGAGCGACTGCTTGTGTCCAGTGGGCCTTGGTGTTCACTAGTTGATGTGCCTCATCGCAGATCACGGTGTCCCACTGCTCTCGCAGGTCCTTACGCGGGTAGTCCGTGGTGCGTAGCATGCGGCCCTGTGCGTTGGGTTCTCTTGCGGCGATACTCTGATAGCCGACAAAGGTTAAGTCGAGATCGGGCCTCCACATCTGGCGTTGCGTCGTCCAGGTGTCTTGGAGGTCAGGTGGCGCAACCACCAGGGTGCGACCCTCTGCCGCTAGTAGGAGTTCAGCCGTCTTGCCTGATCTCGGGCTATCGGCTAGTAGGCCACGCCCTACCCTTCGCAACCATTCGATGCCTTCGACCTGGTGCGGCTTGAGTTTAAGCCTGACTGGGCTGTGAGAAGACATTCTCGCGCAACCACTTGCCGAATGTCTTGCGCCGTTCGTCGAGGGACATACCCTTAGCGGCCATCAAACGCAGGAGTTGGTCCTTTTGCTTTGAGGTGAGTGGGAATTCGTCGAGGATGCGCATGGCTAGCGCCGTCGAGGGTACGCGCTCGCCGTTGCGATAGCGCGATGCGGTGGTGTGGTGGCACCCGACTCGGCGGGCGAATTCTACATTGGTCATCTGTGAGATTTCGACTTCGGGTACGGATGTCATAGAGACAGTATACCGCAGCGTTTATGCTGTCACTGCGTCATACCCGGCTTGTGGCATTACGGTGTAGATGTTTATCCACTCGTACAGCCAGCCCGCGTAGCGCAGCGATTCGGCCACGAGCGCCGAGCAAATCCAAGACCGCTTATGGGAGTTGGTCAACGCGGGCACCCAGTTCCAGGAAAGGATGTCAATGGCAATGGCGAGGATGGTGAGCAACGAGTAATGCGTACCCACCTGCCCCCGGTTGAACTCGAGAATCTTATCGCGGTCACACCCCTCGGGCGGGGCCATGGTTACGTACTTGCCCCCCGGTGCGACGTCCGTGAGTTTGCACGTATTGGTTACGCCCCTGATCTCGGCTTGGATGACGTACCACTCACCGTTTTCGAATCGATCGACGATGAACCAGTGATTGTACTCAGACTGGTGAAACTTAATCCATTCACCCAGGCGTATGAGTCGCGCCATCCAGCCTCGATTGTGGGAGAAGCCGATATCGCCTGGGCGAATGGAACAATCAGGCATACAGAGCCTGAACTGCAGTGTACGCAGGCTTGACGTTCGTGTCGCCATCATGCTGAACCGAATCGACGAGACCCCACGTACCTGAGTCGTCGCCGGGGTTTGAGTAGTCGGCGAGACAGTACACAAAGAATGCTTCGACGAGTCCGATAGTCAACTCGATCAGTGCGACGAGTTGCGTCGCTTGCGATGCGGGCGTCATCTCGGGCAGACCGTTGCCTGAGTTCGCCGTCAATGACTGAAAGCCGCCTTCAGTGACCCACGGCGGCTTCGTCACGCTCGCTTCTTTGATGAACGTCTGCGTCAGACCCGCGAGCGTCGATGCAGGTTCGTTGCCGGGCCACGCGTAGAAGTGCCACCCGTCTTTGTCGATGTACCCCGAGAAGTTCGGCAGCGCCGCGAGAAGTGCGACGCGCCACGCGAGTGCACCTTGACTGACGCCCGACACGGGTGCAATGTGAATCTGACACGTCGGGTCAGCGGCCTTGCACTGGTTGTAGACGAGGGGCATCGTTATCGCGTAATCGCTCGCTAAGAAGGGGGTGGTCCCGTTCCACTGGGCGTAACCGTCTGGCTCGTTTGGTCCCTCGATATGAACGTTCGAGTGACCGCGTGCTTTGAGTTGCGCGATGAACCACGCACACGCGTTCGCGTAGTCGGCCGGCAAGTGTGGCGCACCTGGCGTGTAGTTGCCCGTCCCTGCTGGCGGTGCCGTCGATGAGATGAATCCGTCGATAAGGAACAGGGGCGTGATTCCGTACGACTCGCAAAGAGTGAGCGTCGCACTAGCCGCGTCAATGATCGCCGTGTTGAACGAACCGTCAGCGTTGTAAAAGGGAATCCCGTTGTCGGCCCACTCATCGTAATAGTTCCACGTGATCTGCGTACGTACATACTTCACACCGAGCGTCTTCATGAGCGCGAGCGATGTCGCATCCGTACCAGCATTAATGCCGAGCGTAGGTAGCGCGGGTGGTACGACCGAGCATTGCGTCGTAATCACTGTACCATCAGCCAGCGTGGCCGTCAACACGTAGGTGTCCCCCGGCACCAGGTAGTCGAAATCGAACGTGCCCGCAGTTGGCTGATTGGTCAGCGGTCCAGTGCTCCACGGTCCCGAGTTACTGGTGTCCGTGCCATCGCGGGCGAGTTCTACCGGTGAGAAGCCTGACCACGCTACGGTGATCTGATTCGGTCCCGTTTGCTTCGCTGCGAAAGAGCGATTGGGCGGGGGTGGCGCACTGACGTAAGCCAGCGAGATTGGTGGGAACTTCTCGGTTGCTTCGTCGTAGGTGCGAAGAATCGCGCCTGGCACTTGCGCCGCCGCCATTACAGCGGGATAACTGACTACAGCAACGAGGCCAGCCTTCTCTAGTTGCGCTGCCGTTGGGCCTTTAGGCTTGGAGAAGAATCTCATTTCTTGAGGTACAGTTTCAGCGCGATTTCGAACAGTTGAACGAGTTCCTGCTCCGTTTTGCGGTTCATGGCCGCATCGATCACCTTATGAATGGCGGTCATGAAGTCTTTGATCTCACCGGGTACGTTCTTCGCTTCTTCCTCGATACGCTCGCGTACGTGATCGAGCAGAGACTCGAACTCATCGATGTCGCCGCCGATGGCGGTAGTAGGGGCTGCGGCTGGCGACGGGTTTGGGAGTTGCTGAATTGCAGTCTCTAATGCGGCGAGATTGACGCCCGCTGCGTCGGCGTCCTCCTTGGTGATGAAGACTAGTGCGCCACTCAAACACGTGAGCAAGAATTCGTACGTGCACCAAACCACGGTACCCCACGTGGCGATCTTTGCCCGCTGGGTTGCGTCATCGAACCCACATAGCCAGATGCCGTGCCCCTCATTCCAGTTGGGTTGATTGGTGGGAGAGACACTAAGCACTTGACCCTTGAAGAACTGATTCTGCATATCGGGGGGGCACCCGATGGTGAGCAACGCGCCACGAAACTGCACCGCCGCTGCTTTAAGGGCGGTGAGATCAGTGTAGGGAGCCTGCCCCACTGACGCGTAAGCCAGCGCTTGATCACCATGCTCGTACAAGTATTTCGCGTAGGCGTAGGGCTCCGTGCCCTGATCAGGCTGGAAGCCGGGGATACCGGCCCACGCCTCGTAGCCGTAGTAGTCAGCGAGCGTGAACTCCTTGTGGGGTGCGCGGAATCCAGGCTCGTAAGTGATTACCTTGTTGACGAACGAGATCAGCGCCTTGAAGATGCGGCCATGTTGCTCCGCTGCTTCTACGCAGTCGCCCTTGTACATGTTGCCGAGCCAGCCGATCTGATTGGTTAGCCCTTGGGTTTGGTCCCACGAGGTAGGCGGCTCCAGTAACGCGGCGAAGTTGGCGAGATCGACTTCCTTGTGGTACTGGGGGTGTATCGCACCGTACTTGCCGGGGGTTAGGTCGAGGTTGAGTTCTGGCTCGACTTCGTTCAGATCAGACATTCTCGGACTCCTTGTTGAGGTGAGCGTGTAAGGAAGGGAAAAGAACTCGATGCTGCTTCTGCAGCCTATCATGGTGTTCAGCGTTCGTGTGCTTATGACACGTTTCGTAGTGCGTGCCCGCCACCTCGCCCTTACCACGCTTCAACACAAGGCGCGGACACGATTGGCACTTATGGCGACGATAGGTGGTCACGATTCCCGTTATCAGTGAACCAGCAATAACATACTCTCCGAAGTCCGAGCCAAAGCCGCTCCAGAACCCGTAATAGGGGCCGGATTCGTGTACTGTGCCGTCGTGAACCTCTATCCACCACCACAAAGATTTAAGCAGATGGTACATCGTTGGCACGTCGGTCGTGTGGTTCGTTTAGGTTGGGGTCTTTGAGATAGACCCCCTGGGCTTCGGCCATGCGAGCGATTAGGTCACCCGTGAGGTTGGTGTCCCTGCCATTTTCGAACAGTTTAGATATCATGCTCAATATTTTGGTCTGCCCAGTCTTAAGGAAGGCCACGTCCTCCTGTATTGCGCTTACCTTGACGTCATGCTCATCCATTCGTTCGACTATGGCTTTTTGTCCGTTGTCGAGTCGAGTATTGACTGCGGTTTGTTCTTTAATACTGCGGTCGATCTTCAGCAGTCGCTTGGCTAAGGGTACTACTTCGGGGGCGACACCTACTACTTCGGGACGACCCCTACTCAGCATCGACCACGAACGATACGCCATCCATCGCACCTTTACCCAACTCAGTACGCCGGTCAATTGCAAGAGGGTGATGATACCGACTGCGATTCCGATACCGAGGTAGGTGTGCTCGCCCTCGTAGAAAGGGACGCTATGAACTACGTCGAAGATCACAGCACTCGCTTATGGCTTGGCTTTAAACGACGATTCGTGGTGTCGAATCGTAGGTAGGTAACGGGCATTGGCTCTCCCCCATCATCGTAGATTGACTGCACGAGAGCCGATACACTGACGAGTTCTGGCGCACCAGGGCGACCGTCGCTTATGCATAAAGGGTCTGCGCCACTCTTAGCGATAATGGCTGCGTGAGTCTCGCCACCGGGGCCGAAGGTAGCGACGTCGCCGGGTTTGATATCCTGCAGCGCGATGTGCTCGCCGCATTCATACAACGTGACCGAGTTACCGCCTTGGCTGTAGTCGGTATTCATGGGGTCGCGTGCGCCCGCTCGCCAGAAGACGCACTTAACGAACCACGAGCAATCGGCCTTCACCGGTAGTTGTGCGTTGGCGTATCCCGGCCACGCTACAACCAATGGCCGCGTTTCGTCGTACTCCCAATCCACGTGCTGTCGCACAGCAATCTCGGCTTGACGTACGATCTGCTTGCGAACGTCTGGTATGAGTTTACGCAAGAAGTCGAGCATTTTCATTCTCCTATTCTACTACGGCATCATGACGATTTGGGAACCCCCCGGTACCCAAAGGCCCCGATATTGATCACCCGTCAACGAATTGTACCACCCGTTATCCGTTACCCATACGCCACCCGGCCCGTTGAGTGCACATTGAGCCTGCGACAAACTGCCAAAGTCATACTGAGTGGCCACGAGTGTCGTGAGGTTGATTTCGTATACGCCACCGTCATAAGTAGTGACGTAGTGGGGGAATGGAGTATAATCGATGACTCTAGTTTGAGCGGCGTACGGGAACCACAGACTCGTACCGTCAAAACAAAAGTAAGCCCCCATGGAATGCGCGGGTGTGGGGCTCACGGAGATGGGACCAGTGAAGTTGCCAGAGGTGTCCATTTTGTAAAGACGGAAACCATCTGCCTGCCAAAAGTGCGTACCATCAAAAACCCACGGGCCGTAAGTCACATTGGGGAAAGTGGCCGATGCGTTGAGTACGGTAAAGTTGCCGTACTCGTCCATTGCGTAAATAGTGGTCACGCCGGATTGCAATGACGCAAGGTAGAGATAGGTACCATCAGTGCCCAACAGGGTGATTCCCGGTGACGTGTTCCACGCCGTGTTGGGGGGCACCAGGATATTCAGGTTGCCGTTCATATCCATTTGCATGATCTGAGGAATCTGGTGAAACGCGCCTGACAGGTTTGTATCATACACGTATGGGCCGGGGCCCGCTATCAGAAGAGGTTCACTACTGCTGGTGTCGGTTTGAAACGCGTTAAGAACGTTACCTGAAGTATCGCACTGAAAGATGTATTTGTAACTAACGCCGTAGCCACCGAACCATAGACTTCCATCTGACGCCACCACAATCGCCCAAGGTTCGTAACCCCCGTTACCTCCCGGAGAAGGAAAGTCAGTCTCCACACCTGCGGGGGTGATTTGCGTTAGGGTGCCACCCACGGTGCAATAGACGTTGCCATCTGACCCTTCAACCGCATTCTGCTGGCTTACTACTGTAGGAATGAACCCGAAATTCTGAGGCACTAGATCGCCGTGTCGAAGACGAACGTAAGCGTAAGTCCATCGGGGCTACCCGTTGCCGCCGTTACTTGTGGGCGAAACGATTGGCCGTTGGCCACGCTCACCTTACCACTGGGCGTGAAGAACGTATCCGTGGTGGTGACGTTCAACGCACCCAACCCCTGGGCTGAGAGTAGTGACCCACCTTGATAAATCTCGATGGTGCAGGACCCATTGCGTAACGCGCCCCATATGCCCTTCAATGTGCAGTTACTGGTGACCGGCACGTAGAATCGTGGTATGTAGTTGACTGGGCCCGAAGACCACGGAAAGATCAGGCCCGAGATGGCGTACGTGTATCCCAATACCCCACTGCCCATACCGATGGCCCCGATCACGAGGTTACGGTCGCCTATCTTCAGGATTTCTACGATGTCGCCCACTGTGGGGCTATAAGATGAGAGGCAGTCGGCGGTGACGGTAGTTTCCGAGCCGTCGATCTTCACACCCACAAGCCCGCCCTGGTAGGCGTT